CAACACAAAGTCCTGCAATATCACCATTAAGAGGAACATCAACATAGTTGTCGGTATAACGATTATATGTTCGTTTCCAACCAGAATCCATAACAGCATAAGAACTATTCTTATTCACATCAGTATTTATGTAATCTACAAGGTAGTCACCTTTTGCTGATTGCGACAGATTATTTACACTCTGTGCTTTGCCTATCGAATAGAAAACAACTGCATCTTTGCGATATTCAGCAACATTATCAATGAGATTTTTTGCCAACGTACCAGTAGCATCATCTTCACCAGTAATAACTAGCCCAACATCAACAGAATCAACATCTCTAAAGAGATAGTATCCCTTATCGGCAACGTATCTTTTAGCGGCATTATTTCCATTGGTAGTTGCACCCGAACCGTTATCATTTGAAAATAGAATGTGCTGGTTCTGTATCAAAATTTGTGGTTTGTGTCGAATCCTTGCTTTCCCACTGAGAATTAACCAAATCCCATTGTCCTGTAGCATAAATGTACTGGGAATTGTTACGCAAAACATCCTTGTAATAATTACTATTACCTTCGGCACTTTTTGCATCAGTTGCAAGAGAAATATGTGCAAATTTCTCTAAGACCGTACCAGCAGTACCTGATATTTTTCCATCCCTATCCACTACAACAATATGAATTTCATCATTAACATCAACACCACCGTTTTTACTAAGAACGTAAGAAGATGTATTAGGAGCCCTATCAAACAAATCACCAAAAGTAACCGTAGCAGTTTTTCCACTTTGGGTGAAATCTTCTTTCCAATTATCAAGAGTTCCCGTTTGGTGAAAAATACCAACCTGTATGCTATTGCCTAATGTACCAGCATAACGAGAAACAAAAGTTGCGCTATTAAAATTTGTAATAGTTGATCCACCAGAAACATGTGCATCATAAGTATCTTCGTTTGCAACTACAATATCAGCCGCACTACCTAATGCAGTAACAGTTTCAACTGTTACTTGACCACCACTACCATTAGCAATTGTTAATACATCACCCGAATTATATCCAGTACCACCAGCGGCAATAACAGCAGTTGCAATTGCACCAGTACTAACAGTTATTGTTACAGTTGCACCAGAACCAGAACCACCTGATGTGGTTTCTGTACCAGCACTATAACCCGAACCACCAGCTGTTATCGATGATTCCAAATCTACAATAACACCTTCCGTTGCAGCTGCAGTACCATCTGATGCATTGGTTGATGTCGCTCCCAGTGTTCTGACTACTTGCAGTGATCCTGCATAGGCAAGAAAACTTGCCGCTGTATACCAGTTTGTCTGTGTGTCGGAGTCTGGTTTTCCGAATGTGTTTACTAAAGCAACCTCTGATGTTATTGTTGTGATTTTATCTGCAGGCCCCCATACGAAAGCAGCCGCAAATCCTGCATCAGACGTACTGACAGCAGGAACCACGTTAGTAGCATCAATTTCCGAAACGTTTACGCCTGGACTAACTTGAAATGCCATTTCTTTTTCTCCTTATTGAACTCAATTTTTAATTTACTGAAACTTTCCCTAAAAAATCGTGCCTTTCTATTGTGTATAGTTATTTATAAAAAAAGACTTTTTCACACATAATCATGATCTTCTACAACAGTCCATTTTTGACCACCACTATCCACAATTGTTTCCATTTCTAATCCAGTTTCAATAAATCCAAATGGAGTTAAATCATCTTCAATTTCTCTCATCCGTTCTTGATACATCTTTAGTCTTAAATCTTGATCCATCAAATCTTTAAAATACCTTTGATTTGCCACCCATGCAAAAAGTACAAGTGACATTACTATATCATCATGCGATCCTTCCGTAGCTGCATAACTTTTACCCTTTATAGCAAAACAAGATAATTCTGCAATGGTCATCAAATCTGGTATTAACAATTGATCTTCTTCAATGAGATTTTTAAGAACTCGACAACCAATACGTTTGACTTGAGCAGTTGTTTTTATTCCCAAATCTGTGCCTTTAGAAAATCCTGCTGACAATACTTGACCAGACCGACCTTTCACTGTTGATGTCAAAATATTTTCATATTCCAAATCATAGTGCAAAGTATCTGCTACTTGCCCCCCAATATCATTAACTTCCAATAAAACATGAGCCTCATTGTAATCCTGTGCCACTTTTGCTATAACTGTAGGATATAGTAAAGGTGATATTTGATTGTTCTTATACCTTGCTACCATTTTATATGGTGTATCTGTTATATCAATAACTGAAAATGCACTAAAATCTTTCCCTGCACCTCTTGCTACATCACATGCCATAAAATAGGAACGACCATCTTGTGCCTTTTCCCAAACATCATAACCATCTTTGCTTGCTATCGGGGTTTTGTAGACTAAGTTTGTCAATTTGGATGGTGAAATTAAAGTGTTTGTTGAACCTATGAATTCTGTTTCAAATTCAATTCTAAACTGATCTTCTGATGTGTTCCTTATAGTTTGTTCTTTCCATTTTTTATCACGGCCAGGAACTTCTGACCAATGAACATCTATTGGTAAGTAATCACTCCTACCTTCTACTGCATCAGTCCACATTTTATAAAATTGATTCATCCCGTTTGGTGTTGAAACAATTAAAACTTTAGTGGAACTTCCAGAAGATATTGTTGGATAAACTGACCTAAAAAATTCTTCGGCAATGTTATCTGGCACAAATGCAAATTCATCAAGGAAAATTATATTAAAAGTACCACCCCTAATTGCAGATGACGATGTAGATGACGCAAGAATTTTTGAACCATTTTCTAACTCAATATTTCCCTTGTTCCATTCTACCACCCCCTGCTGTAACCACATCGGAAGGTTTTCATATGCCAGCTTCCATCTTCCTAGTAATTCCCTAGCAGTGCCACCTTTATTTGCTAGTATTCCTACCCGAACATCCTGATTATAAAGAACAAAATGTAACAAATATGCAATGATTGTAGTTGATTTGCCTGTCTGTCTAGGCATCTTACAGATAACAAAACGATTATCATTAAACTTATTTATCATATCCTCTTGAAAATCCCACAAATCAAAAGGCACAAGACCTTCATCGACATTAACAATCTGGATATAATCTTTGATAAAGTGAATAGGATCTTTAGAACACTTAACATATTCCTCAATCTGTTCCTCTGTATAATCCATTGGAACATTTGAACGTTTTAGTAAAGGATTTCCAAGATAATTAACTGTCCTTTGTTCCATCATCCTTATTTCCTTTGATCAACTTTTGCAATTCAGCCGTAGAACCCACAAATAAAGCATTCGTAACATTTGTTGGATTTCCTTTCCGCTCAATAGATTTTAGATTTTCCATTCTTATTTGTAAATCAATTAATTCTTTATTTATTTCTGATGTCTGCTTCAAAAGTTGACCAAAAACCTCAAAATCCCTTGCCTTGTCTGTTTGTTTAGCAACATCCAAAACATATTTCATTGCATCATTTCCCTGTGCAATCATTTTATAGTAATTATCACGACTTTTGACATAATCTTCTTCGGTATCCACTTCCCTTTCTCTGGGGTTTGATTCGACAACATTGGGATCTGTTCCTTCCACCTCTATAAATGATCCATCTTCCACTTCTAAGTCGAACAAACCGTCTAATTTAACATCTACCTTCTTTGACATCTTATATATTATCCGTAAGTGTTTTTGTTACAGTTGATGAATCATCAGCATCAGCAGTCACTGGATTTGGTACTTGTGTTATTCTAACATTTGCCTTATTTAATGCTGACTGTGTATCATCAAATGTATCGAATATATTTGAATACATTTGGGTTATTGCTTCGGTTACTAGATCAGAATCCTTTGATGGCCCGTATAGGTATGTTTTTAACTGAAAATTCAATGTCCATGTGATAAATCTTCGTTCACCTGTTAATGCACCTTCCCACTGATCTTCTTGTGAAACATCCATCAGAACTATAGGCATATCGTGTTTCATCACATCATTTATGCTCACTGTCAACTCTGGTGTGAAATATGGTAAAATCTGTTCTACAACTCTCAAACCATCTTCTGTTGTTTCACACCCAAGAGAAAGTGCTATATCAAGGTTATATGGAACTCTCTGCCAATATATAATAACCTTTGTACTATCTGATGCTTCTGCACTACTGGAAATTAGAGTTGCCGTAAAACCAGAAGTAGACCCCGTAATTACTTCACCATCGGTAAAGGAACCACTAGCGTCCCGTATTCTCATTGTTGTTCCAGCTGGTTGATCAATAACATATGCAGTTTTTGTACTAGTACCACCTGTAATCTTTTCACCGACTTGAAACAATGGTCTATCTGCTGTAAAGGTGAGAGTCTTATATGTTATTGCTGTTTTTTGCATGGTATTAAGTTTTCTCACCGAATCGTATGTCAACGATGTCCATTCAAAACTCATTCTAGGTAGGGTATATTGAACCTCTGCATTAGTTGCTTGTTGTGCCAAATCTTGTAAAAATCTTGCTCTAGGTGCATATGCCAGAGGTACAGTATAAGACTGTATATCACCAGAGGTATTTGACCTCTTTAGAGTAACATTATTAAATAGTGTACCAAACGCTACTAATGCTTTTCTGATGGATTCGTTATAAAAAGTTGTTCCTAACATTAAAATGTACCAAATGGATTAGATTCTGTGAAGTCAACAATACCACTATCTGCATCTGTTTCAATTGCAGAACTCTGTGTAAATGTATCTGCCTGAGACTCCACCGCATCAACTTCCGTGATTCCTGTATCCAAATCTTCTTGACCATAACGGAATAGAGAAGTTTCCATTTGCCACACATAGTTTTTACCTAGCTGGTAAAATGGAATCATATCTTCGGTAAAAGTAATCTCATATATCTGTGATGACAATGGCAAATAAATCAAATCACCTTCTTGTGGTCTGGTTATATCTGCATCAGCAGCTGTTATAACATCTGCAAACCTTTTCACAGAACAAACTAACTGACATGTATCCAGAATTTCAAGACCAAATCTACCAATAACATCTCCACCACCGCCCAATCCTTGTATGGTATCTTGCCCGAAATACATCTCAAGAGTATATGATGTACTGAACGATTCTCTTTCAGCATCATCAAACAATGTATCTACATTGTTTCTGATTCTAGGTAAATATTTCAAATCAAATCCAACAATTTGGATTACTTCATCAACCATATTCTGA